GCGCATCCAAATGATTGTGCCGCATGTAGTCGCAAAGGTCTTTGATCTGATCAAGGCAGCGAAAGATTTGCTTCACATCGTGTTTGTCGAGTGTCTGCATCACCAGAACCCTCCCGCATCGACCGGTGCCGCGCACATGACGAGAACTCGGATAGCGTCGTCGTTGGACGATACGACATACAGCACCGCGCCGCCGCGGGTACCGGACACGTGAACATGGTCGCCGGGGCGCATCATGTCGCGCGCGTCACCGAAGAAACCCGGCGCGGTGATGGCACTCAGCGAAGCGTCGCCGGCTTTGTATGCCCATAGAGTGAATCCGTTGGCGAACTGCAACACGCTCAGGTCGCGGATGGCGAAGCGGGGGGCGGTTTCGGTGGGCATGATCTACTCGTTCAGTTCGATGGTGGACAGATCGAGTTCGCAGTCCAGGTTTTCGGCCGCGCTGTCATCGTAGTCTTCCCACAATCCGCGTCTGGCCTTGTCCTTAGCCTCGGTCGGGTTGGCCGCCTAGACGCGGAACGTCACATTACCGCTCGTCACGGTCCCTCGGAACAGGTACTCGGGCATCGGTTGGCTCCTTATATCTGGCGGTAGGATGGCACGGGGTGTTGGGGGATGCAACATGAAAATGTGTATTGACGGCACATTTTCTAGCGTGTAGGGTGTGTCTCATGGAACCAAAAACCCGCCTCAGCATGGACATATCACCCAGCTTTCAGGCTGATATCCAGCGTGTCGCGCGAGAGACCGGCACGAGCATGACCACCGTGATCCGCATGGCATTCACTCTCTATAAGGTCTGCCACGAGGCGAAGAAGGCCGGTCAGCATGTCGGCCTGGTCAGCGACCCATCACGGCTTGATCGGGAACTGGTGGGGTTGATTTGATGTCAGTTTATATAGCCAAGGCTGAACAACAAAATCTGGTCAAGATCGGAGCCAGCAGGAATGTCGATATCAGGGTAAGAAGTGTGAGTTATACCTGTAGGCTACGACTAAGCGTTGTTCGTGTCATTGATGGTTTTCTTCGAACTGAACGTGAAGCCCATCGTAGGTTCGAGGAGTTCAAAATTAAAGGAGAATGGTTCAATTGGTCAGACACCATGCTGACGGAACAATTCGAGCCGGAAACTCCAGAAGAGGAATACAACCAATCAATTATTAATAGAATTTTCAACGATGGCATTCATCCATGGATGGTGGCAAAAGAACTCGGCGTCGATCAGCCCGCGATCAACAGGGTGCTGAAAGCATATGGATATGGTCCTCCGGACTTCTGGAATGCGAGCCGGACACCTGAAGCATTGGCTGAGAGGAAGTTGCGATGGAATAGTTGGCGCGCATTGACATATCGTAGGAAATTCAAGCTGTGGCTATAACGATCCGCGATCTGCGCCGCGCTTATGACAAGCATCGGATGAACGGCGCATGAAATCGAAAACACGCGCGGCGGAGAACGACGATGACGCGCGTGCTACCGAGCCTCCCTCGCGGGCGGGCCTCGGTCGGAACCACCAGCCCGGCAGGCGGAGGCTTGCGGTTTCCCTCGGCTGTCCGCCGGGGCTGGTGGTTCCAACTCATCAAGGAGAATGAAATGTCTGACTTCAAGCCTACACTCTGCATCGACTTTGATGGCGTGATCCACGCCTACAGCAAGGGGTGGCAAAACGGTGAAATATACGATAGCGCCACGCCCGGATTTTTCGAGTGGGCGGCGAAAGCCAGAGGTCAGTTCAAGTTGGTGATTTATTCATCCAGGTCAAAGGATGACGAGCAAATCGACAAGATGCGGGATTGGCTCGGAGGACAACTGGTCGCCTGGAAAACCAGTCACATGGTCAGCATAGAACTGCCGCCGTATATGGATGATTTCGATTTCGCGCACGAAAAGCCCGCCGCATGGCTGACGATTGATGACCGCGCCCTTTGCTTTCTGGGCGATTGGTCGGTGCCGTGGCTTGATCCTGCCGCCCTGCACAGATTTAAGCCGTGGAACGCCAAATCGTGACACCCAAACCCGCATCGACACGCGGGATGCCAGCGGTTCCACTCATTCTTAACAGATGGAGGACAAAGCCATGCCACGCACGGCCAAACAGCGTTATTGCTTCAACTGCGGCGATGATATCGGCTTTTATGCCGATTACGACCCACGCGATACATGCGGAAAACAGGAGTGCGACCGTGAGGCGCGAGATGCGTTCGCTCAAGAGCGAGAGGAAGCGCATGAACGCCTCGATCGCGATATGGATTGGTAAACCCGCATCGACACGCGGGATGCCGGCGGCTCATCCCCATTTGCCAGCCGGTAAACTCCCGGCGCCGTTGCAACCGCGGCGTCGGGGTTTCTTCAAGGAGCGCGCGATGGCGAAGCCGCCCAAATATCGCTTCCAGGTATGGCTTGACGAGAATCCGCGGTGGTTCCCCACGTTCGCGGCGGCGGAACGCTACGCGCACCGATACGTCGCGGCGAGCGTCGATGAGCGTGGCTTCTCGAAGCGATTGGATATCACCCACGATCTGTATCGCGTCGCGGTTGTGCGGATGGACGCGCTGGACCGTGTGTGGACCGATGTGATCGCGACGGAGTTGATCTGATGGTTTTGTATCTTCAACATGCTGCCATTCTCACCGACGCCGGGCGCGCGGCGATCGAGGCGGCGCGGGGATGACGCCGGACCTAACCGCGATCTTCGCGTTTCGCCTCGCTACCGGGCGGAAGCTGCTACTGATCGCGATGATCCACCGGGCGCGGGACGGATGTTTCAAGTGTCCGCTATCAACGCTCACGCATGACACGCAGATCGGCACCCACAGCATATCGACCACGATCCATGCGCTGGCTCGCGCGGGGGTGATCCACGAAGACCCGACCAATCCGCCACGGGGCGGCGTGGTCAAGGTTTGGCGGATCGATCCGAAATTCATCATTGGAAACCAGAATGGCAAATCAGGAATGGACGGCGGCCGAGGTCGAGACGCTGCGAGCGTTGTGGACGGAGGGACTGTCAGCGGCGGCAATCGGGCAGCGGATATTCCGGCCGAAAAACAGCGTCATCAGCAAAAGCCATCGCCTGCTCCTTGAGCCGCGGCCATCGCCCATCGTCCGGAACGGCAAGCCGCGCGTGCGGGTGGCGCGAGTTCCGCGTGTGATCCCTGTCGCCGCCACGCTGCCACCGCTACCAGGCCGTCAGGAGCCGGTCGCCGTGATCGTGCCGCCGAAGGCGCCGGGCCACGCCAACCGCGCCTCAGCGGCCGCCAGGGCGTCGCATACGCCGTCTATCTTTGACAACGTGGTGTATCGCCCGGTCGTCAGGGAGGCGCCGCGACTGCCGATGCCGACAACGAAGACGTGCCAGTGGCCCATGAATGACGGCGCCCCGGCGTGGCTGTTCTGCGAATTGCCGGCGCGAGTGAAGTGCTATTGCGAGGGCCACGCGGCCACGGCGTACCGCGTCAGGGACCGGCGGGAGATGGTGGCATGAAGGCGCTCGCCCTCTCCGCGAACTGATCGAAAAGGAGACAGCGAATGGACTCTGAACAACGGGCGAAGGAACTGGCCGATGTGCGCCGCGAGGCGCGGTTCGAGGCGCTGCGGGAGGCGCTGAACCTCGTGATACGATTGAGTTCATACACCGGTCCCGAACCGACACTGACAGAAAGGGAGCTGCGGAAAATGATCCAAAAGACGGTCGAGAGCGAGACGCGCGGATGAGTGACGATCCGGCGGCGCGTGTGCAATTCGAGTTGCCGGCCGAGCGCGACGGGCCGCCCGCTGTCGTGCTGTATATGGCGCCTCCTCCCAGCCTCAATAAACTGTGGTCCACCATGCCCGGCAAGAAGCGGGTGCGTTCGCCGGAGTATAATGCATGGCTTCACGCGGAAGGATGGCGGGTCAGGTCTCAGATCGTCGGCATGAAACCGATAGACTGTCGTTTCAACGTGCTGATCGAAGTTCCCATTTCCAGGCGCGATGTCGGCAACAATGAAAAAGGAGTGATGGATTTGTGCGAGCATGTCGGGGCTGTCAGCAACGACGGCAACGCCTCCTCCATCACGATCCGCCAGGCCCAACGCGCCGACGTGATGGTGGCTATTTGGCCCCTGCCCACGATGGGCGGCGTGCGGAAGGCGGCGAAGCCGATGCGCGTGTCCAGGCCGCGGGCCCGCAAGAACAAACCCGGTCTTACATGGTTGCGCCCATGACCCTGTTCGATCCGACGATCGGCGCGGATGCGTGGTTTGAGTTCACGTGCGTCGCCTGCGGGTGCTCCGTTCACACGCTGGTCCCGAACCCTGAGCAACGATGTGGGGTTTGCCAGTTCATTTCGGAATGCGCGCCCGAGGACCAGGGCAGGTTGCGCGACTTGCTGATACGAGGAGGCGCCACGCCATGAAGCAACTCACCATCACACTGACTCTCCCGATCACGCCTGACGAGTTCGGCCTGCACACCATCCCCGATGGCACGCGGGAATGGCTGGGACTGCTGCGCACCGGCGCCGAGGAGCACGGCTGCACCGTCACCATAGAGGTCGAGGACGGCAAGGGGCTACAGCAGGTCAGGAAGCGGCCACGTAAACCGCGGGCGCCCGTCGTGAGCCTGGTGCCGAACGATGCCGCGTGAACCACGCTTGCGTGTCCTGAGTTTAGGGGCCGGGGTTCAGTCCACCACACTGGCACTCATGGCGGCAGCCGGTGAAATAGGACCGATGCCTGACTGCGCCATCTTCGCCGATACCGGTTGGGAACCGTGTGCGGTTTACGACCATCTGAACCGCCTTGAAAAGTTACTGCCGTTTCCCGTCATTCGCGTGGACAACGGAGATATTCGCGACACCATCGCGACTGACGGTTTCAATCCAATTCCGTGGTTCACTTTGCCGAACGGTATCGGCAAGCGGCAATGCACGAACTGGTACAAATTAGTCCCGATCCGCCGTAAGGTTCGCGAACTCCTGGGTGACAAGACGCCAAAAGACGGCTGTGAAATGTGGATTGGCATCAGCCGCGATGAGGCGCACCGCATGAAGCCGTCGCGTGTCGGTTATATCAACAATCGTTGGCCATTGATCGAGCGCGAGATGACCCGCGCGGATTGCCGTGGTCGTTTGGACAGATGGGGGCTCGACACGCCACGAAGCGCCTGTTGCGGGTGCCCGCTACTTTCAACCGCCGACTGGAAGGATCGTCGCGCGCAACCTGAGTGGGCGGCAACCGTCGCGATCTCGCATCGCCTCGCGGCCACCGGTCAGTTCATGCACCCGGCTCGCGTGCCCATCGATGAGGTCGATCTGCGCTCGTGGGAGGAGCGCGGACAAGCCAATTTATTTGGCGAGGATTGCGAGGGCATGTGCGGAACATGACATCTGACCCCACGCTCACCACCGCCGCCTGCCCGTGTGGCGCCCCGCCGTTCGCCATCCGGCCCGGCCTGGCGCCGGTGCGGCTGGATGCCATCGACCTTTTCACGCGCCGACAAAAGGCCACCGAAGCGGGCGTGGCTTGCGTCGTGCTGTGCCGCGCGTGCTGGCTGAAGCGGTTCGGGAGGCGGGTGGCGTGATCGCGGCTGAAAAAAGGGCACGCGCCTGGTATGCACAGCATATTGGTCGCACCGGATCGTGGAACGAACTCACGGAGGATCGGCGACAACAGTTCATTCGAACGGCGGGTCGGGAATCCACTGGTCGTTGTGCCGCGCCGGAATGCGGAGGCGATTGCCTTGAGTGTTTCGATCCGAGACCCACTGACCTGTTCGCCGCGCGGGGGGAGGGGGAATGACCAATTACAGGCCGCTGGCAGATACGTGGTTTCTTGCTCGTGCCAAACTAAAAGGCGGCATTAAGCGTTACGGTTCTTACCTTGGAGGCTTCCCCGAGCGCGCCCGCGCCCTGCTGGGCGTTACCATCAACGATCCCGTGCTGCACGTTTGCGGTGGCCTCGCGCGGCTCTACCCCTACCGCGGCGGCTTCGGACCCAACGACCAGACCCTCGACATGGACCCGGAATGCGCGCCCGATTTTCTGCAAGATGCGCGCCGGCCGCTGCCACCCGGTTTCAAGGCGATGCTGGCCGATCCGCCCTATTCATTGGACGACGCGGCATCGTATTCGCCCGGAGCGGCGATGTACCCCAAACCGAACGCGCTGATCGCGAACATGCTCGACGCGCTGGAACCGGGGCAACGCTGCGGCCTGATCCATTACATTCTGCCCTCCCCGCCGAAGGATACGCGGTTCGTCGCGTGCGTGGGTATTATATCAGGGTATAATAACAGAATAAGAGTATACTCTGTGTTTGAGAAAATGGCGTCTGAGAATATCATTCTCCGAGATGACTTATTTCAGGAAGCCGCAAGTGTCTGAGAATCCCTCAATCAGAACCAGACGTGCCAAGCCAATGATTGAGTTATCATGTGGTTACTGTGGGAAGCTTTTTATACGGCCTCACGCTCTAAGAATCTACTGTGAGAAAACGTGTACCCTGGCCGCCAATAGAAAAATGAGAATTGAGAATTATGCTGCTGGTCGCGAAACAAGGCGGATCAAAGGCGCACGTTTTTTCCCAGCTAAATGCTCCGTCTGCGGTGATATATTCCAACCAACAGGTGGACACGATTCTCTGTGCGTCCTCTGTAAGCAAAAGCGTGAGCGATGGACTGAAAATGTAGTTTCGTCACTACTTAGATCAGCCAAAATCCGTAAGGGAAGTGCTGGGTTTGACCTGACCCGCACGTGGTTCGAAGAGACGTGGACTAAACAAGATGGGCGGTGCGCTATCTCTGGTGTAGCCATGACACGTGTCAGGCAGTCCGGCTCTGGTAATATATGGGGCCAGGACGGAACTAAGGTCAGTCTGGACCGAATAAATCATGACGGGCCATATTCAATGGCGAACACTCGCCTGGTATGTGTGATCGTCAATCTGATGCGTCATAGAATGACTGATGATCAGTTACTTCAATGGTGTGAACGAATTATAGCCAACCACCGGGATGAACGAGGAGAACCCGCTTGTGACCCCGATCTCGCAAGGCGGGTGGATCTGTGGCGAGAACCGGAGAGCGGAAAGTAATCTGTTGACACAGCCGTTCATGGAACGCTAAACACGACGCATGAACAAAGACGCGCTCCTGACGCTGCTACGAAACCGGATCGACGCCGCCGGTTCCTTGCGCGAGTTCGCGCGGCAACACGGTTTCAGCCCATCTTACGCGCATCAGGTGTTGCACGGCCGCGCGCCGCCGGGGCCGCGTATCCTCGCGGCGCTGGGGTTGAAGGTGAATTACCAGAAGGACCACGCCGATGGCTGACCGCATGAGATGGACAGCGTTGCCGGTCGCGGTCGTGGCGTTCGACATGCTGCTGGTTGCCTTTGGGTATCGCGCGCCGGACGATCTGCTGTTTCTGGCCCTGGGATATTTCCTGGGTTGCTCGATGCGAGGCGAGGACAACGATGATGGCTGATCAGAAGCAACCCTCGCGCCGGATCGACGCGCCGGAACCGGGCCGCTTCAAGATTCGCGTGGTTCGTAACGGTCCCTGGTGCGCGGCTCGCATCTGGTCCGTCATGGGCATCCTGCAAGCCGAGATCGGCTACCAGTCGGCGCCGGTGGAAGATGTATGGCTCTATGGCGAGCGATGCACGGATGCCGAGTATTTCCGCCTGCGCGATCATCCCGCCGACAAGCCGGGGGAACGAGTCGATATTCGCACAATCGAAACATTCTAGGAAACGTCGTGAAACCCATAAAAGACATGACTGATCGTGAAATCGTCGATCTGATGAAGTCCTGTGAACTGATCAATCAGGTTCGACAACTGGTTTCTTTCGGCATGGCTGAAATGGAGCAGGCGTATCTACAGCGTAAAAGACCATCTCCTGTTGAGGGACGCCGGATGGAGTTCGAGATCGCGGGAAAAATATGCCGGTTGTTTGAACCAAAGGACATCTGATATGCGAACCGCCGAACTCGCCGCCGACATCGAACGCCTGCCGAATCGTCCGGTCGTGGACCTTGGCGCCGCACTCGATCCCGCGCTCCTGACGGACTGGCTGGACGGAGCCTACCTCCCGCACCGTGAGGCCGCGACAAAGCTGTGCGACCGCTACGAACGGTTCCTGGTGGCCACGCGGGACGGCATCGCCGACGAGCATATCTGCGGCATCGCCACCGACTTCCGCGAACAGGTGAAGGCCGGGATCGCGGATTGCGACGTGACGCGGGAGCGGATCAAAAAGCCGGTCCTGGGCGCGCAACGATTGATCGATGGTATGGCCAAACGGATCAAGGACAGCCTCGAAGTCCTGCTGCCCATCATCGAGCAGCGCATCGCCGCCTTCCTCGCGGCCAAGGCCAAGGCCGAACGCGAGGCGGCGGAACGAGAGGCGCAACGCCTCGCCGCGGCGGCCCAGGAGGCGCTACAGGCGGCTGACCGTGGCGGCGATGGGGAAGTAGCCATAGAGGCGCTACAGGCCGCTCAGGAGGCCGAGGCGCGGGCCACGGCATCGTTGCCTGAGTTGTCGCGGGTGCGGAGCGTGCATAACTCGGTCGCCGGGTTGAGCGACAACTGGGAATATGGGATCACGCACCCGGATTTGGTCCCAAGACAGTTTTTGATGGTGAACGATGCCGCGGTGAAGTTGGCGATCAAACAGGGCGCGCGCGAGATACCGGGACTGAGTATATTTAACTCGCCACGCCTCTATTCGAGGAAGGGACGATGACGCCCTGGACACCACCGCCGGTCACGCCGGAACAACTGCGCGCGGCGGGCTTTACCAGTATCGCGGCCAACTTTCCTCGATCCGAGATGAGCGCGCGGTGGATCGCCATGTTCAACGGGATTTCGTTCAAGGCTATCCCCGCCGCGTGGTGCTACGCATCCAATTCGTACATGTGGGAATACGCGGAGAACCAGGCGTGGCTCGCTTTGGAATCGGCATGAACAGAGATACACCGTGAGGTGTTGGGCGAGGCGGACGGCCCGGATGGTCCGCGTTTTTTTGGTTTACAGGGGTTCCGTTATATGCCTATATGGTTCCCATGGCGACAGTGACCAAACGTTCTTTCGCGCTGACCGGCCCGCAAATGGCGTGGTTGATCGTTGAGGCGAAACGCCTCGATGTCACGGTGTCGGAATTGCTGCGGCGGTTGCTCGATACCCATCCTGAAAGGAAGTCCCATGCCGGACGGAACCGCCGCGATAAGGACGAAGAGATCGAAGCTGCTGGCCGTGAAACCTGAAGCGGTCAAGCTGCGCAAACCAAAAATCCTGGTTTACGGCGCGTCTGGTGTGGGCAAGACCTACTTCGCGCTGGACTTCCCCGACGTTTACATGATCGACGTGGAAGGCGGCGCCACGCAACCGGAATACGTCGAGAAGCTGCGCGCCTCGGGTGGTCTCTATCTCGGTCCCGACGATGGCGCCTCATCCTTCGATGTCGTCATGGGCCAGATCAAGGCGCTCGCCACCGAAAGCCATGATCGCAAGACGCTGGTGATCGATAGCGCGACCAAACTGTTCGCCAACGAAATCGCCCGCGAGGCGGAACGGTTGTCCGATGCTGGCAAGAAGAACGAGTTCGGCGCCGACCGCAAGCCCGCCGTCAACTACATGCGCCACATGGTCAACTGGCTGGTTCGCCTGGATATGAACGTGATCCTGATCTGCGGCGAAATCGCGGAATGGGGCAAGGGCGCCAATGGCGAGCGCGAGCAGATCGGCACCATCTTCGACTGCTGGCCCAGGCTTGAGTACGAACTGGACCT